AAAACATCAAGCTTGACTACGAAGTTGAAGATCTTCCAAAAGGTTATTCAGATGGAATCCTTCGTGAAGATAATACAAAAAGCATGTACATGAATAAACCCGATTGGGGTACACCCGAATCCACGAAGAAATGGAAAGAAGCTACACCGGGTCAGAACGAAGAGTTTAACATCGATGACATCACTGCGGACTTTTCTGTAGAGAAGCAGGGTATTCATACAGTATCACTACAAGACTTGAACGAAGCATATATTCCAGAAAAAGATGAGCGTAAGAAGGATTCACCTCAGGATCCAGACATTAAAGATCGTCCTGGTACACAACCAAAGGCGTATCATAAAGGATTGTCAAAGGCTCAAAAGATTTCAAGAGATCGTCAGTTTAAAAGACAGTCTAAGATGGATGATGATAATCCTGCAGCTTATAAGCCAGCAACAGGTGATAAGACTACAAAGACTAAACCTTCAAAGCATACAAAGAAGTTCAAGCAAATGTTTGGTGAAAACGATCAGGTTGACATCGCAAAGAAACGTATTGAACGTGAAAAGCAGATGGACAAGCGTAAACACGATCGCATGATGGACAGAGCTCGTATGAGAGACGTTAAAAAGAAAAATAAAGAGACGTAACATGCTAAACTTTAAGAACTATATCAACGAAGATGCTACAGCAGCACTCAAGAAAAAGGCAGAGAAATCTGGTATGCCTATGGGTGTACTTCGTAAAGTCTACAACAGAGGTGTTGCTGCATGGAGAACTGGTCATAGACCTGGTACCACACCACAGCAATGGGGTTTAGCAAGAGTCAATTCATTTGTTACCAAGTCATCTGGTACATGGGGAAAAGCGGACAAAGATCTCGCAGCGAAAGTAAGAGGAAAATAAGATGCCACAGTCAGCAGATAAGAAACCAGAAAAATATATTGGTCCAGACGGAAAGCCAAAGATTCGTATGGTAGCTGTCGATAAAGAAGTTATCAAGAAAGAAGCTGCTCCTAAGGTAGATCCAGACAAGTATGCTGCTCATATGGCTCGAAATAAAAAGCCAAAGAAAATGACCTCAACTCAAAAATCGCTTGCTGACATTCAAAAACGTGCAAATGAAGCTGTTGAAGATGACATGCCAGCTTCACCCGACGAAAAGTCAATGGCGCTGGATCAAGCAAAGTTTCTTGATTATGTTGCTGACGAGATTGAAGAGTATCTAGAAAAGAATAATAAGTTTCCTGAATGGATGCAGAACAAACTCTCTGCTCTACACCAAAAAGCAAAAGATATGCATGCTGTTATGGCTGGTAAATATAAGGACGATGACATGGAAGAAAAGTATAGACCAGCAACTCAAGCTGAGATTGATGCTGACAAGAAAAAAGATCAGAAAGCTCAACGTGCAGCTGGCATGAAACGTCCAAGCATGACACCAGGAAGTCTAAAAAGAAAACAATACGGTGGAATGATGGGTGGTCTGAAAAAAGAATCTGTAGAACATCTTACTGAGCTCGATGCAAAAACACAAAAGAACTTTGCAGCCGGTGCGAAGAACATGAAAGCATACGCTCAAAAGAGTGGTGGCGTAGATAAAAAAGACTTTATGGAAGTAGCTAAACTTCTCGATCAAATTGGTCGTGTAAATCTATTACAAGCAGGACAGCTGCTTTCTCGTCTAAACCGTTTGGTTGACGGTATGGATACTGATGTTCGTGAACGTATTTACATTGAACTGAAAAAAGTTGGACTTGTAGAAAACTATTCTTCTGAGTATCAACGTCATGTTCAGGGTCGTAAAGATGCTGAAGCTGATATAAAGAGTGCTTCAAGCAATGCTGCGATGGTAAAAGCTATGAATAAAAAGCAACACCATGACAAAGCTCTTTCAAAAATGAATCGTATGAAAGAAGAAAAACAGGTTGACGAAATCTCAATGAGCAAGCTGTCAAGATATGGTAAGGCTGCAGCAAAAGACATCGACCAAAAGCGCAGTAAAGTAAAGTCAGCTCTGGATCAACCAGCAAGTGTTAAACATGCAAAAGCTGGTATGAAAGCTATGCAAGGTTTGACCAAAAGATCTCGTGGTTCTGATATGTATGTTAACAAACTAACAGGCAGATCTAAAGTTAAGCCAACAGCCGAAGGATACGTTAACGAGAAACTAAAAGTTTCTGACGGTATGGGTGCATGGATCGATGATTTCAAAAAGTCAGACGCTCCACAGTTTAAAGGTAAGTCAGATAAAGACCGACGTGATATGGCAATCGCTGCATACCTATCAGCTAAACGTGGTGAGAAGTAATGAAAACCTTTAAGCAAAATCGTGCAGAAGAGATCGATCAGTTTTGTGAAGAGTGTAATCTTTACGAAGATCTTGAGATTACCGAAGCCGAGTATCAAGGCAAGAAAGTAAAGCTCAATGATCCGATCCGTACTTCAGAAAACCCGAACAAGAAGTTCAAGGTTTATACGATGGGCCCTAATGGTAAAGTTGTTGTTGTTCGTTTTGGTGATCCTAACATGGAAATCAAACGTGACGATCCAAAACGCCGTGCTTCCTTCCGTGCCAGACATAACTGTGACAACCCTGGACCAAAATGGAAAGCCAGATACTGGAGCTGTTACCAGTGGCGAGGCGGAGCAAAGGTAGACAACTAATGCAAAAGTTTCGATCATTCGTTGAGGGTTCAGAGTCTTGGGAGGCTGGCTATAAACGCCGAGTCGTCAAGACTACGAAACCTGAGCACAAAGATAAAGGCTATAAGTGGAGAATCAAGGGAAAAGATCGTCCTGAGATTTCAATTAAATTATATAAAGAAAAGCCATCACAATCAGAATTTAACAAGCAAATGAAACGCGTAGCGGGTCATGAGTTTGGTGGATAAATAAGGTATAAGAAATGGTAGAGAATACTAACACTCGCTTAGACCGAATTGAATCGAAACTCGATCAGTTGACCGACGCTATGGTGTCTATGGCACGTGCTGAGGAGAAACTAGCCGGATTGAAAGAAGATCATGATAGAGCTTTCGAAAGACTAAATCGTTTTTCACAGAAGCTAGATGAAATAGAGAAAAAGGTAGACGATAACTATCGTACTATCCAAGTTATTAACAGACTATTCTGGATAGGAATTATTTCTATCGCAGGATCTATCGCAGCCCAAGTTTGGATGTAAAGGAAACCAAAATGAAAACTAACGACATTAAAAAAGTTGCGGCAGCTTGGGCCGAGATCCAAGAAGCCCAAAAAGCAGCACTAGCAAAGAAACTAGCAAAAGCATCAGCTTCGTCTGAAAAAGGCAAAGCTGCTGTTACTCTGCCCAAGGCACCTTGGGATAAGAAAGAGGAAGCAAACGAAGCATTAAAAGGTGATCAGCACAAGCTAGACCATGATAAAGATGGTGACATTGATGCTGATGATTTCAAAGGTCTTCGTAACAAAAAGAAAAAGAACGCAAAAGAAGTCGTCAACACAAAGCCTGAAATCAAAGACAACAGTAAAGATACTGAAGTCTCTGAGGTTTCAATGGACACCGCAAAGTCTGCTTATGCTAAACGTGAATCAGTAGAAGAAGCTACTATGGATACAGCAGCAGGCCGTAAGCAAGCATCAGCCGAAGCGGATGCACACCATAAAGCAATGGTGAAAAAATGGGGTGCTAATCACCCAGCAACTAAAGACGCAGCAAACGCGGCGAAAGTTATGAAACAAAAAGCAATGGGTGAATCAATGGAATCAAAAAGACCAATTTTTGATCGTATCATGGAAAAAGCAGGAAACCGCGCTGACCATGTAAAAGGTGCAACACCACCAGAGCCAATGGATTCAAAAGCATCTGGCATGGAAAAAGATTTTGTTGCTAAACACGGAGGTCTAGACGGAAATGACTCTGGTATTGATGGCGCTAAAGCTGCGGCAGATACTGCGAAAGCGGCAGCAGCCCAAGTAAAAGCAGCACCTGCTCGTTCAGGCGACAACAAAAACGGTGACACTAAACCAATTAAATCAACTGAAGCTTAAGGGATAATATAATCATGGCTATAAGAGGACCGAAGGGTGCACATCCAACTCCAAGAGGATGGATCAATCCAAAGACGGGTGAGTTGTTAAAATCTCAAAAAATTTCTGAAGAAGACATCGCGGCGTTTTTTGGAGTAGTGGTAGAAGAACCTACACCTGCTCCAGAACCTGCGCCAATGGTACAAGCTACAACTAAATGCGAAGACTGCAACTGTGGTGATGAATGCAACTGTGATCCATGTGTTTGCAAAATGACAAAGGTTCAACTTGAAGAACACGGCAGAACTTTAGGAATTGAGCTTGATCGTCGTAAAACAAAAGAAAGTATGCTACAAGAACTGAATGATTTTATGAACGCCTAAATAGACTAGATAGTCTAGCTAGGTATTGAAAATGAAAATTGATCTCACTGAAGAAAACCTGTTTATATATGCTGCAAAGAACTACTACAACCCAAAGTACATCGATGCAGAAGAGTTTACCGAAGACTTAAACAGGTTCAAGTATATAAAAAGATTATGCAATCGTTATTTAGAAACTGGTAACTTATCAGAACGTTTGATTCTAAATCATCTGATTGTTGTCTTTAACGTTTTTGGTATAGAGGCCGCTTTGAATATCTTAGAGCTCAAGCTCCTTGATAGACACTGGCCTCTTATAAAACCATTCTTAATATTTTTGAAATATATTCGTAATGATCAGTACACAAATATCGCTATGGATCAGACTGTAGTTGATGCGCTAAGGGAAATATAATGGGCATTATCAAAAGAGCCGGTGACTTAGTCTATACGTTTCGATTCCTTAAACTTCTGGTAACAGACTTTAAGGACACAAAGGCGTTTGAGCTCGGGCTTATTGATGAAAAAGGTAAGAAGCAAAGAAAAGCTGAAAATGCCGAGGAAAGAGATGCCTACACAGCTTTCCATAGACTCGTTTTCAATATCAAAAAATTAATTCCAGCTGGTAAGATCGGATCCTATGCTTCCGCTCTTTATCTTTTGAAAGACCATTATAACATTTCAGACTCAAAGCTAGAACAAGGACTGAAAGATCTTGGAATCGATCTAACAGATATTATGATTGAATCCTCACAGTGGTTGGTTCTAGAAGACGGTAGACTATCCCCCGGTTCTTATAAAGTAAGAGGACCAAAGCTTCTGAATAAAACACTCGATGAATTTGTAAAACCAAAAGACTGGGTGCGTGTTGATGAAAACGCGTATCCTGTTGGTGACGTTTTTGGAATGAATGTGTATGAAGCAACACATCAAAGAACAAATCAAAAAGTATACGTTACAATCGAAGAGTTACTACTATGAGACAGGTTCGCTGGAAAAGAGGCAAATATCCTGGTGAAATCGAAGCTACCATTGGTGGTAAAAAATATAAAATTGAAAAGGCATTAGACCACAACGATCGCCATAAAGGTGAGTGGAAAGTCATGGTTTGGGATAGAGGCGATTGGGAGTGGGAAACTACTGAATACGGTAAAGCAAACGCAAAGGCATGGATCATGAATAAGCATAACATGAAAGAATCAACTGATTGGGTCTGTGGCAAATGTAACTGCGAGCCATGTGTATGCGGTGAAGTCAATGAAGAATCTCCAGCTACGTCTATCGGTAACGCTTCGGTAGCACTACCACCCACGGCTAGATTCAAAACAATTCAGGTGACTGATCGTCGTAGAAGAAAGGACAAACACCCTGTTCTTTTGAAACGATTTAGAAAATATGTAGAGGATAAAAAAGATGCTTAGACTTTATTTAATGTTATTCATTCTTGGTACCTTGAGTGGAGTCGGTTACGGTGCTTATACATATTACATAACGACTCAAGAAACCATTCGTGTTTTAACAGAAAATAACGTTAAGCTTGAACTCGCGGTAGCGACTAACGAGGAAGCAATTGCTTCTCTCCAATCAGACTACGCAGCTGCGATGGAAGAAAACAAAAAGATTAACGAAGCCTATAGTGAAATTCGTAGACAGAACAATAGGCTATCGAGCAAACTTGCTGATATGGACTTGGGCCTATTAGCGGTTGAGAAAACTGAAAGTATTGAACGAGCAGTGAACAGAGGGACTGTGAATGCTGGTCGGTGCTTTGAATTATTGTCTGGAGCAGAACTAACAGAGGATGAGAAAAATGCGGAAACTGCCGAAAAATTTAACAAAGAGTGTCCTTGGCTTTGGCCTGGTCCTAACCCTGATGGGGTGCAGCCTGGCGCAGCAGCCACCTCGGGAAATAGCGATCAGTAGTAAACCAGTCGACAAACCAGAGCTTGTACTTCCTCCGGTAGATGAAGTCAACATGCGAAACGTCGAGTGGATTATTATTACAGAGGAAAATCTAGAAGCAAGACTCGAAGAACTTCGTGGTACTGGTCAACCTATCGCAGTGTTTGGTTTGACTGGTGAAGGATATGAGAATCTTGGTCTAAATTTCAGTGACATTCGCGCGTTGGTTCAACAGCAACAAGCTATTATCCTTGCCTACGAAAACTATTACAAGAAAGCTGAAGAGGCTCTAGACGGTGCAGTAGTACAAGAATAGTACTCCAGCCCACCATAAAGGATACCTTTAAATTATACACTGTTTTCCCGAAAAGTAAACCCCAAAAGTGAAATAAAAATATTTTTCTTTTTTGTAACACTAGTGGTTTCCTAATACCGAAAACTAATATATAATACTACCAATTCAATATGACCTACAACATATAGCACGCAGCTTTTGCGTGTTGTATTTTTTTATGCCGTTTTTCAGGAGAATCAAACATGCTTAAACTCATCCCAAACAATCCAGACAGAAACACTCGAGCGATGATGTCGGATACCAAATTTTATGAAGGCTAT